ATTGCGTATGGTCTTATATATTAACGGCGAAATAACACAAGAACTAGCGAACAGCGTTCGCGCACAGCTTGAAAAAACAAAAGGGCCTGTAGATTTGCACATCGACTCCCAAGGTGGAGACGTCTTTGCGGGTCTCTCAATCTATAATATGCTCCAGAGGCGAGAGGTAACAGTCTATGTCGATGGATTGGCGGGGTCAATAGCTTCAGTCATTGCGCTAGTTGGAGATGAGAGGCCGCAAATAAGTGAAACAGGGACTTTCGCCATTCATAATGCTCTAATAAATCAGACTCAAGGGAATCATCACGAACTAAGACAAGTGGCTAGCAGCCTCGAAAAGTTCAGCGATATTGTCGCGTCAGTTTATGAGAAAAAGACCAATTTAAAACTCGATGAAATCAAAGAATTGATGAACGCCGAGAGTATTTTTACAGCTGATGAGGCTGTCCAATTAGGCTTTGCAAAAGAAATTTATCAGCCATTAAAAGCCGTGGCATACTTTAAAAATATAGACATGAATTTACTAGAAAGAATTAGAGCCAACATGGCGACGCAAGAAGCGAGCGTCACAGAGGCACAAGAACCGAGCGTAAGCGCTGAGGTAGAAGAAGGGGATATCGTAGCCGCATTTGATGAGGCACAAGTCGCCGAAATTACTGCTATTGTTGAAACCGTAGTCGCGTCACTTATGGCGGGAACTGAGGAAGTAGTCGAAGCAAAGGTCGGAGAGGTCACAGCGGAAATCTTAAACAAGATCGTAAGCGAAGGCAGCGCCCCAAGACATAACAAAATATCACAACCAACAGCAGCCAAAAACGGCTTTGATGCTTTTTACGCTGCTAAGAACAAAATTAACAGCACAATATCATGAGCGACATTACACCAATAACACTCAACGCGAATGGGATCATACCCATTCCAAATTACCACCTCAAAGCCGTACTAGGTGCGACTACTATAGACAGGGGTCTGGTAAATGTAAGACCAAAATACCAAGACAAGGTCGAAATCATTAGGATGTCAAGTTCAGCAAATAGCTTGCACGCGCCTGTAGTTACACCAACGACAGGAGTAGGCGACTTTTCAATCGATAATAGATTGATCACTTTAGGAGATGCTATGTATTATAGAACTTTTTCTCCTATTAGGGATTTCGAAAACGAATACCAATGGCAATATAACAGAGGTAAACTAACTGACGCTCAACTCGCATCAATCACAGAGACAGCAGTCAAAGAGCTTGCAACATCTGACATCGCTGACGGCGTTGAAAATCTTATCTGGAACGGCGACACAGCAAGCGCAAATGCATGGCTTAACAGAACTGACGGTTTGATTAAATTGTTAGATGCTGACAGCGACACAGATATTAATAATGTGGCATTTGGTGCGGCTTTAACAGCTACGAACATACTCGATAAAATGCAAGACATGATTGACGCTTGCCCCGCAGCAGTATTGGAGCAAGAGAGCATCAGATTTGTAGTGAGTTATGCCACCTTACAGCTTTATTATGCTGCCATTAGGGATAGCGTTATCACAAAAGGTATCAATATCATGGACCCAGGAGTCGCAAGATTTGCGGGCATTCCTGTTGTATCTTGTGGTATGCCTAATGATAAGATGCTATTAGGCCGATTCGATGGCGGACAGGATGGACAGCTACAGGCTGCGACTTGGATGAACGAAGACCGTTCGGGCTTATTAGTCGACAGATTACAGGCTAATAGTGAATTATTTTTCATAAAGGCTTTATTTAAGTGGGGTATTAATTACCGTTTAGGGGCTGAAATCGTTTACGGCAAGCAATAATGAGTTGCGCGGGAATTTTTGAGGGGGCAAGCGTCAGTTGCGCTGCCCCGCTCGCAGTTGGCATAGAGCAAAGACTATTTCTAGCCAACTTGGAAGACATAGCAGAAGGTGGGATAGTATATGATGTGACAGAAACAAACATGATCACAAGCATTACCATGAAAGCGGGTAAAACCTTTTTTGAGTTTGAGGGTTTGCGTCAGTCAATATCTTTTCAAGAGGAGTTTGTACCAAAGCCATATAGTACGGCCTATAAGCACACCGTAGATTTTAGCGTTTTTGATGTTTCAGCCTCACAGCGTAGGAACTTAGAAGCCATGGTATTCCAACCTCAAATTGCTATACTTTTTGGGCCAAATGACTCTAGCCTAGGTAATGGGTTTTGCAACGTTTTAGGCGTAGAAGCGGGCTTGGAGGTTGTTACTAGCATTCGTATTCCCGCAGATAATGAGACAGGCGCAGCTTATAGAATTCAATTAGCCACGCCAGACGCGGGGGGTATTGAAACGAACTATTCAGCGCCATTCTTTGATACAGACTATGCCACTACATTAGCGGCTGTAGTTGCTTTAAAAACGTAATATGGGAAACCTTAGACAGTCTAAATTTAAATCTGTTTTTCTTCAAAACCTCGAGGCCAAGCGTCTCGGGGTTACTGAAGAACCAGAGGCAAAAAAGACTATAAAGAAAACAGCTAAAAAGAAAGCTAAAAAATGAACATACTAGGAACTCTGGGGGGTCAAACGCCACTCTATCAGCGAATCGCCACACCACGCGACACCGTTGATAATTTTCTGTATTACGGCGCCGATAACCGCTACCCGAATATGGTAAAAGCGATATTAAATTTGAGTTCCTTATCTACTAGTTCAGTTAATTTGATAGCCAACTTTATTCGAGGCGATGGCTTTGAGAGAGGCGACACTATTGTCAATGATTTAGGGGAATCCGCTAACGATATTCTCTGGTCCATCTCAAACGATCAAGCAATTTATAACGGCTACGCGCTCCACCTTAATAGCAATGGCCTTGGATCGGTCAAAAGCATTGAGCACATACCCTTTGAGTTTGTGCGCTTAGGCTTACCAGATCAAAAGGGTAGGATTAGAGATGTGCGCGTCTCGAATAATTGGGAATCTACCAACAGCCAAGCACTACCTAACAACGTCGAGAACCCTACGCGCTACCTTATATATAACGCTGAGCAAAATGGCGTCGAGGCTTTGACAACTGCCAAAGGTATGGTCTATTATTCAACACCTAAAAAAAACGAGTATCCTTTAAGCTCCATTGATCCAATTATCGAAACAGCGCAAAGTGATAACGAGCTACAAAAGTTTGAGCTTGGAAATATTACAAACGGCTTTTTATCTATGTCTATTTTCAAGTATCCATCAAGCGGAGATAGTGAAGAACAGGAGGAGGCAATAAGGGCAAAGCTAAACGCTTTAAAAGGAGCATCGAACTCCAATTCTATTATCGTTGTCGGCGTGGATGAGGATAGCGAAAATACTAGTAATCTAATTGAGCAAGTACCCGCCAACAACAATGACAGTTTATTTACAAACACTTTATCTAGCGTCCGCAAAAGAATCGTGACTAATTTCGCCGTGCCGTCTGGCTTAATGGGTCTATTACCAGAAGGGTCTATATTTAGCGCACAGCAATTAGCCGATGAATACACCTACATGAATCTAAGAACCAAAGACACACGCAACCACATTGAGCGCCAAATGGAAAAGCTCGGCCTTGATGTTGGGCGTATAGTACCTAATCAATTTGCATCATGTCAAATGGCAGACAATGGCGTTACTCCTTGATAAACTTTTATTAGACAAAAGCGACCTTTCTAATTTTCGAGAGGTAAGTGCTAATATTACAGATGATAAAATGGCCATCTTTATCAGAGAGGCGCAGACTATCAACGTCAAACCCTTTCTGGGCGCTGAGCTTTATTTGTTATTACTCAATGACTACACCGTAGCGACCAAGTCTTTTGCTACCCAAAAATACACAGACCTATGGTTTGGCGCTAACTACACGAACACCAATGGCGTAGTAGTAAGACAAAACGGCCTCATGAGCAGCAGCGTTTATTTTACTTATGGCCGTTTTTTATTGCAACAGAATACCAATGTCGGAAGATATGGAGTAGGCAGCCTCAACCAAGAAAACACCACCACAAGCGGGCCAAGTACCGTTCGCACTAATACAACCCAAGCCAACGCCGTAGCCCTCAGCTACCAGAAAGACGTTGAAACCTTCCTACGTGATAACCTCACAATATACCCCGAATTCAATACCAAGACCACCACAGGCCAGAAAATAGCGGCACCTTTCTTCAAAGTATAAAATATTTTTCAATAAGTTTGGTTATTAAAGTAAGTCTACTTATGTTTGTATCAAGCAAACAGAAACAGACTTATGAAAACTTATACAATATCCGAACGATCACTTAAGAATTTTCTATCTTATGCCTATGACATGGGTAAGAATAGCGGCGACAATGTACATTTGGAAGTCGTAAAAAACGAAGTTCTCAAGATGGTACAAGATAACGCCGCATATTTTAAGGCATTAGAAGAAGATTTAAAACCCAAATTTCATGAGGATTAACATAGAACTACCAGAAGAACTGCACACCGCTCTCAAAGTTAGGGCGGCTGTGGAGGGTATTACTTTAAAACAATTGATTATTAACATTTTAAAAACAGATTTATGACTTTTTTACCAAACGATTACCAAGCACCAAAGCCAAGCTCTGGCGGCTATACCAAATGCCTTAAGGGCGAAACCGTTCTTAGATTTTTAGGCAATCCCATCACAGGGTGGGAATGGTGGGAATCTATACACGGCACAGAAAAGCCTGTAAGGGTTTCCAATATGAGAGATATACAAGATGAACACGCCACACAAAAGGCGAAACATTTTTGGGCGTGCGCTGTCTGGAATTACGAGGCTAACTCGGTCCAGATATGGCAGATAAACCAGAGGACAATACAGGAGGCAATAATGAATTTAATTAATGATGCAGATTGGGGC